ATTATAAATGCACATTAATTTAATGATATAAATATTAGATTAATGTTTAAATCAATTTTTGAATAAAGTCTAGAATGTGCGTGTTATATTTTAAATTGTAGAATTATTTTATTTCTTTTTTTGAGAGCGTCTCTTTTTAGAGCCAATGCGGACAAATCCGAAGCGTCCTTTGACCGTGCCAAAGCCATTTTTTACCAACCGGTTCTCGCGTTTTGCGGTGAAATGCTTCTTTTCGGACACAATTCTCCCCGCTTTATTTTGCATCAGGTCCGTCTTTTTAAGACCACCTGACGTCTTGTACGCGGTTCCGTGCCAGACCTGCGCGCGAGTGCCAACCAACATCTCAAACGTTTTTCCTTGAATATGGTATTTTCCATCTGCGGTTTTTGTATAACGAGCCATTATATATTATTAATTAGAAAATAAATAATATTATAGTTTTATTTAAATAAATAACTAATAATAAATAATCAAACGCATAGTCAAAACTATTCTAAAAAGTATTACGTATTGGCGCGCCGCTGCCTCCGGATTGTCCCTCCCGTCTTCCTAAACAGTTTACAGGAATTGGGTTGCCATTGATGCCAAATACTGTAGTTCCTCCTAAAGGGTTCCTTATTTGTTGAGAAATGCGTTGTATTGTGGTTTGGTTTGGGTCATTGCCGGCAGTCTGGCTTATAGGTATTTCAATTTTGGGACATAACAATTCAATGTAGTTAACATTATTTATATTGTTTGCACCTCCATTCGCGCCTTGACCTTGACTTGCAGTATAATTACTGCAATTATTTGCATTGGTTCTTTCAAGAATTCTTCTAATATTTGAGGTTCTTACCATTGTTATATTATAATTATATTATCATAAATTTATTTTTATGTCCATTAACTATTTACATAAAAATATGAAAATATGCTAAAAATTAAAATTGAACAATATTAAAAAGAATTGTGTAAATTAATATAGCTTATAACTTATAACAATGAACGCCACCGACGTATCTACCGAACTTTCCAATAAATATCAGCAAAAGACTGACAAACAACATATTCTTGATAACCCCGACACATACATCGGGTCTATTGAAAATGTTGACTCTCATATGTGGCTTCTCGCCGAGGATGGCGCCAGAATATACGAGAAGAACATTATTTATATTTCAGGATTATTCAAATTGTTTGACGAAGGCGTCGTTAACTGCAGAGACCATGTAGTTAGAATGCAGGCGGCCGTTGATAATAATGCTCCTCATGCGCTCCCAGTCACATACATTGATGTAACCATTCAAGATGACGGGACCATTATTATGACGAATGACGGCAACGGCATTGATGTCGCAAAACACCCTGAATACAACATTTGGATCCCTGAACTAATATTTGGTCACTTAAGAACCTCCACCAACTATGACAAAACAGAAAAGAAAATCACCGGCGGCAAAAATGGGTTCGGGTTTAAACTGGTGCTCATATGGTCAACGTTTGGCTCCATAGAAACAGTGGACCACGTTCGCGGACTTAAATATGTGCAAGAGTTCTCAAACAACTTGGACACCATTCATCCTCCGACGATTACCAAATGCAAAACGAAACCATATACTAAAATAACGTTTAAGCCAGACTATGCGAGATTAGGCATTGACGGGCTAACTCCTGATATGATCGCGCTTCTTAAAAAACGCACGTATGACATCGCCGCAATCACTGACAAAAATATTAAAGTCAGGTATAATAGTGCACTAGTTCCTATCAAAAACTTCCAACAATACATTGACCTCTACATTGGCGATAAAGCGGTTTCGCCTAGAGTATTTGAGGAGGCGAATGAACGCTGGGAATACGCCGTCGCATTGTCGCCTAATCACGAGTTTATGCAGGTGTCATTCGTAAATGGCATATGCACAGGCAAAGGCGGCAAACATGTGGACTATATTCTAGGGCAAATCACGCGCAAACTGGTGGAGTTTATTGAGAAAAAGAAAAAAATCAAAGTGAACGCGTCTAGCATCAAAGAGCAGCTCATCCTGTTTTTAAGGTGCGACGTGGAGAACCCGTCGTTTGATAGCCAAACCAAGGATTTCATGAATACTCCTTCCAACAAGTTTGGGTCTAGCTGCGTAGTTAGCGACAAATTTATTGAGAAGGTCGCAAAAATGGGCGTGATGGATGCGGCATGTTCGTTAACCGAAGTCAAGGAAATGAAAGCGTGCAAAAAGAGCGATGGAACCAAGACAAAAAATATTCGCGGCATCCCCAAACTAGAAGACGCAAACTGGGCAGGCACGGAGCGGTCTATTGAGTGCATCCTGTTAATTACAGAAGGCGACTCAGCGAAGGCCGGTTGTTTGTCTGGATTATCGTCAGAAGATAGAAACCGTTTTGGTGTGTTCCCTATCAAGGGAAAAATGATGAATGTCCGCGGCGAGCCAATCAAAAAAATCGCCGACAACAAGGAAATCGCGGATGTGAAGAAAATCCTGGGACTAGAAACCGATCGCGAATATTCCACGATTGAAGACATCGCCACTCATTTGCGATACGGTAAAATCATCTTTATGACGGACCAAGATTTAGATGGAAGTCATATCAAGGGCCTCTGTATCAATCTGTTCCAATGCGAATGGCCCACTCTTGCCAAAATTAACGGGTTTATCGGGTTTATGAATACCCCCATCTTAAAAGCAACGAAAGGCAATCAAGTGAAGTCATTCTATAATCAGGGCGAATATGAGACTTGGAAAAGTGTTACCAACTTATCTGGCTGGACCACGAAATATTACAAAGGTCTCGGCACAAGCACCAAAAAAGAGTTTGTAGAATATTTCGCAGAGAAAAAGATGGTCGGGTTCATTCATACTGGCGATAACAGCGATGACGCCGTGGATATGGTGTTCAACAAGAAGCGCGCAGACGACCGCAAAGGGTGGTTAAAAGTGTATGACAGAAACTCATACTTAGACACCAGTCGCACAGATGTTCAGTATGAAGAGTTCATTCATAAGGAGCTGATCCACTTCTCAAAATATGACTGCGACCGGAGCATTCCTAACCTGATGGATGGTCTCAAAACCAGCTTGCGCAAAATATTGTTTTCGTCATTCAAACGCAACTTGACACACTGTATTAAAGTATCGCAATTGTCCGGCTATGTGTCGGAGCATTCATGCTATCATCACGGTGAAGAGAGTTTGAACCAAGCCATTGTGGGTATGGCGCAAAACTTTGTGGGCTCCAATAATATCAACCTGCTTTATCCGGATGGTCAAATGGGGACCCGATTGTTGGGTGGCAAGGACAGTGCAAGCCCCAGGTATATCTTCACGCGTTTAACTGGTATTACGAAGCTGATTTATCCGGAGATGGACAACCACATTCTGAATTATTTGGACGACGATGGCACGCCGGTGGAACCGCTGTTTTATGCGCCGATTATTCCGATGATACTCGTAAACGGGTCAAAAGGTATTGGCACTGGATTTAGCACGGACATTATGTGTTATAACCCGCTAGATATCATTGACTATTTGAAATGCAAACTCCGGGGTGAAGCGTTTATGCAAGACTTTATTCCCTTCTATGATGGATTTAAAGGAAGAATAGAAAAAGTCTCGGACAACAAGTTCTTGATTAAAGGCGTGTATGAAAAGGTGGGCCCCGATAAAATCCGGGTTACTGAATTGCCGGTCGGATATTGGACGCAGGACTTCAAAGAGTTGATGGAGACGTTGATGGAGCCGGTGGTAGCAAAAGACGGTAAAAAGTCGCCGGCGTTAGTGAAAGATTGCAGGCACAACAGTAACGATACAGTGGTGGATGTAACGATAGACTTCCCTAAAGGCGCGTTAGATGAACTGGAGGCGACAATGCATGAGAACGGCTGCAATGGCGTGGAAAAGTTATTGAAACTGTTCACTAGCGCGAGTTCTACAAATATGCACTTGTTTGATTATGAGGACAAGCTGAAAAAGTATGACACGGTGGTTCAGATTATTGACGATTATTTTGGTAAGCGGCTGGAGCTGTATGGTGTGCGCAAGCAATACATTATCGCATCACTAGAGAAAGAGCTGGTGCTGCTGTCTAACAAAGCCCGGTATATAAATGAATTGTTGGAGGGAACAATTGATTTAAGGAAAAAGAAAAAGGAAGAAGTGGTGGCAATGCTGGAGGCCAAAGGGTTTAGTCGCATTGATGACGAAGACGCGAAGAAGGATTACAAGTATTTGATCAAGATGCCGATGGACAGCGTGACGGAAGAAATGGTGGAGAAACTGAATAAAGAGCATGATGCAAAGCAGGCGGACCTAGTAAGGGTCAAGGGAACAACGGTGGACCAAATGTGGACAAGAGAGTTGGATGAGCTTCAAGCGGAATATTTGAAACATAAGGAAGAAAGGGCGATCATGTTATCTAATGTGGAGGTGAAGGTGGCAGAAAAGAAGAAGAAACCTAAGCTCAAAGTGGTGAGCGCGGCGACTGCGAAATAATGATTACACTTAATATTTATAACATTACGTTGAATGCGCGATTAAACAAATGGGATTTCAGTAAAAGGGTGTATGTAATCTTTAAATAATTGTTTTACAAAAAAGAAAGATATTTGGTCTTGGATCCCACACTCTTGAATGTGTTGATACCAAGTGCTGTTGAGTTCAATCATTTTTTTATGTTTCATATTTCTAATCAAAAACCCGCATGCGCAATGTGCAACGGTGGTTTCGCTTAGACCATGGTTCACTTGATTTGTTATATATTTTACATATTTTTCACGTTCTAGTCTATATTTCTCATGATACAAAATGCTTATATTGAATTCATTCCATATATTATTATCAACATACCAATGTTTTCTCAACAATAACGCATAATTTTGTTCTATAAAATATTTAACAATAAAATTTTCCACAAATGTTTCATTTACTTTATCTAATTTGCTATCTAAAAAACACAGGTAATCATAATCTTTTAATTCTTGATATTCTTGAGGCATTGTTTTAATATGTTTACCAACCATACAACTTTCTATTAAATCATCTTCTGTTGGGTTATCGTCGTAAATTCCAACCCAATTTGTGGTTTTTAAATTTTCAATAATAGACTGATTATTTGTATAATAATAACATTTATATTTCAATGATGGTAATTCTGGTATTTTAAATGCGGGGTTATTGTTGCTTCCATAAAAATACGTATAAAACGCTAAATTAAAAACTTTCGTTTTATTTAAGTAGAATACATGTTCAATATTATAACCAGTGACAGTATTAAATGATTTCAATTCATATTTTATATTATATTTTTCAAAAATATTTGTTAACTCATTTTTATCAAAGGATAAATCGGGAACGTCCACGCCATACATTAAATTGTGCGCGATTTCTTTTGTTGCCCCGTTAAAAGGTGTAAATAAAACTAAGCACATTGATTTTGTAAAAGATTTACATGCGTTTTCTAAAATTAATTTCCATTCATAATTATGTTCTAAAACATGTCTCATAAAAATTCCATCCACATTTGAAGTGTAGGTTGTCAAGTCAGTTTTAACATCGGCAAATGGTGTTTTACTGCCATCTACGCCTATATATTTATTTAAATCCAGGTTAGTAAATGTTGTTTTAAATCCTCCTGCACCACATCCCCAATCTTCAATCTTATTACAATGTTTTAAAAAATTATAACCTAATTCATACGTCAATGTATTCCCATATCTAAAACTTCCACAATCATCAAGTGTTAAATCTTTATACCATTCATTCCATTTATCTGCCATTACTAATATATTTAATATGATTTAATATATTAACATATTCCCCGCATTTAAGAGAAACATGTAGTTCCATTTGCGTTTACATGAAGTGCAAATTAAAAGAACGACTTAAGTTCCAGCTGTTTATCATTGGTAGAAGACATGACTGGTGGCGCGAGTGGCGTGTACATATTGCTCGCATCATACAAGTACTTAATGTATCCTTGAGCCTCGCCATACACCTGCTTCACAGCATAATTAAGTACAACCGAGTTGAGTTCGCTGATTTGTTCAGTGATGTGTGTGAGCTGGTTTGCGGAGAATTGTAAAAATATGCTGCGCATGATAATTTTAAGGGCGTCTAAATCTTGTACTCCAATTACGTATTGTCCGTTTGATTTATTATATACGCCTGCGCGAATACCGTTTTGTATAATGGCGATATTTTGTTTTGAAAAGAACAGTTTAGACAATGTGGTGTCGTCCCATAATCCGATGGTGGGTTCTCTATAGTTGGTGTTTTGTTGCGCACTTGGGATTTTATCATACATGGCGAACAAGTTTTTGGTATTTGGCTCTGCATATTGTTTCATAATGTCAACGCGACCATTTGAGCTTTTGTCTACATATACATTGTTGCGAATGTTCATTATATTATATAATAGAATAGAATATAATTAGAATGGACCAACTCCCTATAATATTTCTAAATTCATTTATTCATTTGCCTAGTTATTTTAACTGAGTTTTTTCAACATGGTGGATACAATGGATTTAGGAGTTTGGGTTCTATTAATTGTAACTGGTGCAGAATGGTTTCCTCGTTTTTTAATGCAATACCCTAGAACATTATTTGATTTGCGAACAAATGTCGACCCGGATCGCGCGCGACTATTATTGTAAAAATTGCGAATAATTAAGTGTACATGTGTATCGCGGTTATCTGTGTTTGTCAAAGATAGGTAATAGTCGCATTTATAAATGGTTCCAATGTCTCTTGTAATGTGACCATTGCCATTGGTCTGCGCCTTCCATTCTCGCAATATGTTTTGCACAAGTTGTGAATGTTTGTATTTAGACGGGCATTTTTTGAGGGTTTGAATTTTATTGCGCGCATTTATTTGCACGCGTTTCGTTTGCATGCGCCTAGTCTTAGTCCTCATAATAATATTGTGATATTATGATTTATGATTTATGGATTATTAATATTTCCTAATTCCCTAATTCCCTAATTTCCTAATTTCCTAATTTCCTAATTTCCTAATTTCCTAAATTGGTTGGGCAACCTTTCATTGCATTGTTTAAATTTTTATATGCATATATAAATATGGATGTTGCGCAGAATGTATCTACCACGAGCGGGTGGTTATTCCAAACCCTTAATTTTCAAAAAACAGTGCTTATTATTGCGATTATCATCTTAATTGTTTCATTAGTCTTTATTGGAATGCAAATTAAACAGTCGAACTCAAAGCAAGTATGGCCTCCTCTTGTGCCTCAATGTCCTGATTTTTGGGCAGCGGATGGTTCTGGCAATTGTAAACCAACTGAAAATGCGCCAAATATTATTGAAGATGCAGAATGTAACCCACAAGGTGGAAAAAATTTTTCAGTAGCCCCTTATATAGGCGCGAGAGGTGCATGCGCAAAAAAAGAGTGGGCAGATCAATGCAAAACTGCATGGGAGGGAATTACTTATGGAAGAGTAGACCCGTGCAATTAAACGCATTAACGCATTAATGCATCAATGTGTCAATACAATAAACCAATTGAGTGCAAATGAACATAAAAACAATACCAATATTATTATAATATGAATAATATTGATTTTAATAACTTTTTAAATAGAGAGGAAGAAGTTGCTAAAATTACCAAAATATTGTCTAATTTTGAGGAGAGCAAGCAAAACCTTCTCTTTAAAAAGGGGATATACATATACGGCAATCCAGGCATTGGCAAAACCACATTTATAATGGATTTATTAAAATCGTTGGATTATGATGTGATTAAATATGACGCGGGCGACATTCGTAATAAACAGATTATTGATACGATTACAAAACATAATATGTCGGACAAAAATATTATGAGTTTATTCCAAAAAAAGGCGAAAAAAATCGTCATCATAATGGACGAGATTGATGGCATGAATAATGGTGACAAAGGCGGTATTAATACATTAATAAAACTAATCCGCCCAAAAAAGACGAAAAAACAGCGCCTAGAAGAGGTGTCATTAAATCCAATCATCTGCATCGGGAATTACCACATTGATAAAAAAATCAAGGAATTGATGAAGGTATGCAATGTAATAGAACTAAAGACACCCACTTGCCCACAGATAATGAATATTATTAACGCGATAATGCCTACGATTGAAGACGACTTGAAGACCAATGTTATCCAATTTGTTCAGGGCGACATTAGAAAACTGAAAAACATTTACGACATTTATACGAGCAATAAGCATTTACTTCGGACCAATATTATTCACAATATTTTTCAAACCAAGTCGCATAATGATGATACGAAACAAATCGCGCAAAAGTTGATTAATATCCCTCACAGCATTGACCAGCATTTAAACATAATGAACGAGACGGATCGCACGATTGTCGGGCTACTATGGCATGAAAATATTATTGACAGCATTTCTAAAATGAAGAAAGAAACGTCTATTCCATTTTATTTGAAAGTGTTGGACAATATTTGTTTTGCGGACTACATTGACCGGATCACGTTTCAAAAACAGATTTGGCAATTCAACGAGTTGAGTTCATTGATTAAAACGTTTAAAAACAACAAGCTGTACCACTCTACATTTAAGAAAAAGCCGAAAGCGGCAGCCAGTGGCGACATAAGGTTTACCAAAGTTCTCACCAAATATTCCACTGAATACAACAATTCTATTTTTATCCAGTCGCTATGCCAGCAGCTAGGTATGGACAAGAATGATTTGTTTTATTTTTTCATTGATTTGAAGAGCAAGTGCGAGGATGACGCGAGCATTTTGGCGCTATTTGAGAATTACGAAATAAATAAATTAGACATTAACCGGATATATCGGTATTTAGACAAATTTATTAAAGAGACCGCAGAAGACTTAGATGATATTGCGGATGATATTAGTGGCGGGGATTAGCCGCGAATTCCCGAATATAACACGATTTGTGCGAGATTTGCCAATATATGGAGAACGCTATGTGAGTAAGCGGATCTCCAGTAGTCTTTATCATTATAATGTACGCAACCTAAATGATAAAAATACATGCCTAATCCAGTGATTGCATAGTATTGCAATGCACGTTGTGAATGAAATGCAACGTATATATGGTAAATTAAGGAAGAAAGCACACTGGCAATATCAATGCATCTTCTCATGCAAGTGTATTTAGGATTGCGCCAATAATTAATAGAAGTAAATAATACGACTGCGTTACAGAGTGCAAAATCATACTAGCGTTAGTTAAATGCATACCATGTGGATACAATCGTGACAGAAGTAGTTTTCAAAAGTACACTGGTTTGTTTCGGGCCATATGTGAGCCCATTTAAATTTTGGTTCTCTTGATTTTGTTGCGCATTCATTCCAATAATCATTATATTCATAATAATATTTAAGTAGTATTATGAATGTTTACATTTAAATTTAATAATATGTGACTGAATAAATTACATTCCCAACTTTGCACAAGTGGCCGCATAAGTTTCATTCCACTTATTACGGGTCTCTTCATCCACTTCACAATACTGGTGCGCTTCAAATTGTTCAGGGCTAATGTAATATAGGTGCACTGGCGACGGTCCACCCTTGAATTCGCCGGTGGACATGACCACTTTAAAAAACAGGTTTTGCTCTAGAGTGCCGACAATGTGTCTGGAATACTCGCCGGTAACCGCATTGCGAATGTTTGAGCCGGTTATTCCAGTGGAATACATACGAATGTTTACAAATTCGCGAAACTTGCCATCCTTATAAATGTTGTTGAATGGGCGTTTTATGGTGCGGCAATGTTTGTCTGTAAGCTGAACAAGTGCTGCTGTCGCAGCCGCACGTTTACCACCGCTTTTCACTGAATGCGCGTCCAATAGGTCGTGGTCTTGAAACGCCTTGTTAAAGTTGTCGTCGTAATCCATAACTTCTTCCTTTTATAATATCTTTTTGCAAAATGTCTTTAAGCTATTTTACGGTTAAATAAGTTATTATATTTATGCTGGTCCGATTTCAATATTCGTGTTATTTATTTTTAATGCTTCGTTCTCTTCTTTCAACTCTTTGAGTTTTTTCATAAGCGCATTAATAATGGTGTCTTTATTTTCAATAACTTTATCAAACCCGGCGCGCATTTCATTCATTTGTCCCATCAAACTATTATACATATCTTGCATCGGCGCCATCATTCGCTCCCGTTCTTCCTTCATATCTTGTATTTGTTTCATCAACTCCGGTTTATGCTCCGGCTTTCCCAGCGGATAAGTGATTAGCTGAGGGTTTATATTACCTACATAAAACGCTTTTAAATCGGGATGTTTAATAAAGTCGTCCACCGTTTTGGGCGATGGGCCCACATATTGGCTAGGTTCTTCAATGAGGCGACGTTTATCTACCGAGTTTTGAATATGGGCAAACACGAGAATGGTTTTAGTAGTGTCTAGCTGAACAAATGGAATAGAATAGTTTTTCAAAAAAAGGCGCTCTTCTGCGACTGCAGCGGTGTTGTCATATTGGGTAAAATTCAACAGCTCTTTTCTAAATGCGAACGTTGCGGCAGTCGCATGGGATGGCCCATAGGGTCCGCATTGAACCAACTGGTTAATGCCGTCATAATAAATATGCATCTCGCTTGACCCGGCACACAAGGCTTCTGGGTGAGCAAGGAGAGTTTCCACTGCATGAGATACGCGCTCAGGAGGATAATAATCGTCGTCGTCCATATACACGATGATAGAGCCACTACATTTTTCGTGCATTGCATTGCGTTTTTTGCCGAGTGTCATGTGCGTGGAATTGGGGAAATATTTGATGGTCGGTAAGAGCGGGTTAGTCTTAATCGCCTCTTTAAATATGTCTTGAACTTTATCGGCACCATCGTCAATAATAATCCACTCCATCCGGTCTTTGGGGTATGTTTGGTATTCTACGCATTTGATGATGTAGGGAATAAATGGGCGACGGTTAAACGTGGGTGTGCAAATGCTCACGAATGGGAATGTATCATTTATTGACGTGTTTTTCGCGTTTTTCGTGTTTTTCATTTATATAAACAATATCAATATCTTTAAATACTTATTGCACTACTTCATTTACTGAAGGTTTCTTCCTTTGTGTTTTAGATGATCCAATTTTTAATGGTTTATTCCCTCCTTTCAGTAAAATTGTTGTATTGGTTGGGTCTCCTACATTAACATCAATATTTTCTGCATTTGTTACATTTGTTACATTTGTTACATTTGCGGGCATAGGCGGCGCGGATGGGTAAACCTGTTGTTTGGGTGCGTCAGGCTCTCTATCAACAGATGCGTCGCATTTATCGCCGGAAGAGGAGAAGTCATTCGGGTCTACTACATATTTGGCGAACACATTTGTGCCAAACACCAATATAATTACTGCGAATATGCAGCCAATGGCAGTAGTTGGGCTCATATCTATATATATTTGTTTGATAAGCATTAATGTGAATGCGATTAAATAGCCCCTGCTATAAAAGTGTAAATTATTTTTCAATAGGTGAAAAATGGTGAATTGTTTAGTTTTGACAGGGTTATCCGTTTTATCATTTTTTAAAACATCTACAGTGCCGGCCATTGCAAACACTTTGGCAACAGAATAAAGCGCGCAAAAAATAGATGTGATAACGTTTAACATTATGCCCATGGTGCATAAAAAGAACAAATAAAACAATCTTATAAAGAGCCCACCCCATGTGAGAGGTTCATATTCGGGGGTAGACATTGATCCCCCGATTGGGAAAAATATTTGCCATATTTTTGTCCAACCAGATTCGCCCTCGTGATTTTTAGGGTCATAGTGTCCAGTTTTAAAAATATCAATGATTGACATTAAATATAGCCCTATACTGGATGCGATATGGCAAATGATGTATATAGGCACGAATGGTATTAAAAATAATGCGCCAAGCATTAAGCCGACGCTTTCATTACAAAAACTATGAAAAAACTCAAAATAAGTACTGATGACTTTAAAATCCGCAATAATTAGCCGTTGTACATAATTTATAAAGGAATATTTAATAAACCCGGTGCCCTGTTTTTCGGCGCCTTCTTTTATTTCGGTTAATTTGTATAATAAGCTGGCGTTTTCTTGCTTGCCTTTCTCATTTAGGGTTCCTTCAAACTGTTTGTTAATGTCCGCTTCATCAAAATGCACGAATGAGCATCGCGTTGTATTCTGGTCATCATCCATGCTATATATAGGAACCTGTGTTTTGAGTATTTTTATTTTGTCAAATCCGGTTTTGGGTGCGTTTGGTTCAAAGTCGCGCTCATAATAGTCGTGCGGGAATTCTGTTTGTAAAAGGCCTGCATGGCAGATAATTCCATAATACCAAAAAATGGAGCCACCTAAAAACAGCATGGCTATGCTCATAAAGACTTTCAGAGTCACCCGTGTTATTTTTTTCAAGTTTTTTACAGTAAACATATTTGTCTTAGTAGACTTGCGTGTTTTTTGTTGCAATTTTTTTTCTTCCATAATATTTGTATTATCACTCAACAAATCGCTCATATTATAATAGTCAAATATAAAATTTTTACTATTTGACTATTTGCAAATTGACTAATATGTGTGTGCGCATTCCTAAATGCAAATGCAAATGCGACCAATCCATATAATACTTATGTTGCATACATCAGCCCACAATTTCCAGATAAAAAGGTAATCACATTTAATCGTTCCTCCATGACGTATAAATTATAATTATATTCATAAATCCGCCATGTAGGTTTATTCACTCCAATAATATTCCCCGTTTGCGGGTCACAAATGGTGAGAGTTTGTGCGAGCGGGTCAATTGCCGGAATTATCGTATTAAATTCAAACTCTATTTGGTTAAACCGGCTCATATTAATTGCGCCAGACGGTTGCAAGTCGGTTAAAGATGAGTTGACGCAAAAGTTGTAGCAATATAGTCCATCCGGTGCGTTGCCGCTAGTTCTCGTATATTTTTCAATGTAATTAAAAATGCCGACGGGTTGAATATTCTCACGATAAGACCCGTCTAATAATATTCCCAGATTGACTAATATGTGTTTGTCATTTTGAATATTATATGGTCCGGTAATCATCCATCCGGTGAGACGCCCGTCTACATTTACGCCTGGTCCGATTTGTGCGGTTTCAGTAAAGTCATCGTAAACTCTTTGAACTGGATAAATGCCGTCCGTTGGCGCAGGGATTAAATCCATCGGCATATAGTTATACGGCCAGTTCGTGTAATTAGACCATTCATTGCGCAGATTAACGTCGCTCCTTTGAAAATAAAAGAGCCAATTAGATACCATCCCGAGCGACTCCAGCTGAACTTTATTTGAGCCGGTTACATTATAGAACGTTTTTTCGCGCACTTGTTTAAACAGATATTTTTGTTCTTTGGACGCAAAATACCGCGACTCTTCATTGGATAAAAAGCAGTATGTGCATTCTAAATGAACATCCGCATTCCAACCAGTTCTCGTGTCTGTATAGGAGTCAATATTTAAAGTCAAATCCGGAGGAGGCTGTAAAAACCGGTAAAATTGCATGTAGAATGCATTAAAGTTGGGTGCGACATAAGGGTAATTATTAACATTGTCAAATACATCACGAATTTGAAATAGCTGGTTCACTGGGCGAAAGGTGACATTGATATATAGCTCATTATACTGTAGGGCGACTAGCGGGAACGCCATTTGGCTTTTTGTGCCGAACCATGCATTTAATGGAATGTATATCATTCTGCCGCGAATGGAGGGTTCTGGTCCGCACTGTTCTTCGGTAAAGAATGCATTGGGATAGCTATTTACGCGAGAGCCGGCGTTTGCTGGGTCGTTTAATTCGGGGACGTTGCCGGTCATTTTATTGAAAAGCGCCAACTTTTCGGTGCTATAGTCGCGTTGAACCGTGGCAAGAATATAATTGCCGGTGTATTCTTGCAAGGTTTGATTGCCGCACGTGATGGTTATTTTTGAAATCATTTTTGCGCCTAAATTATCAATCCATTTGAATTCGTACGGGATCCATGCGCCGGCATTAATTGTGTCTGGTTCAACGCGGTCGGACGGAGGCATAATAGGGCTCCAAATGCTGGGTAAAGCAACAGATAAATAGGTGTCCATCAATAAATCGGCATATCGGGGCACTTTAAATGTAAACGTAGACTCTTCTGTCATGCGAAGAGTTCTAGAGCCATCAAAGTCAACGCGAAATTTTTGAAGACCAAAATTAGTGTATTTAGAATATGTGGTTTTAAAAAATGATTTGCTGGGGTTTCCATTTAAAATAACGTTTTGTTGTCCTTGAGAGACTAAATTCATCAACCCGCCTGGCATATTATACTATATTATTATT